TGCTTGGGCTGCTAGGGCTGCTGAGGCTGCTGAGGCTGCTGCTGAGGCTGCTTGGGCTGCTAGGGCTGCTGAGGCTGCTGAGGCTGCTGCTAGGGCTGCTCTAATTAAAAAAATAATCGTTTGGATGGATAAAAGAGTTAAAAAGTTGGAAAAATACAATAAATCTTAAAGAGATATGAGAAATTTAGATATTTTAAATATTTTATTTGCTATAGTTTTGGCATTAATAACGGGAGTTGTTGGACTTTGGGATTTAATAATAGCTGGTAAGACATTTGAAGGACTTATTTTAATTGTTTTATCAAAACTGTTTATAAATGATGAAGTCAGAGAACTCAAATAAGGAAGTTGAAAACAATAATTGAAGCTAAATCTAGGAAGTCTCTAGGAGGTTTTAGGTAGAATGAATAAAATTGAAAAATATACAATCTCGGAAATGTTAGTAAAGATAGAAATTCAACGTCTTAAAGATAACGAAGAAGAATTAAAAAAGTTAAAAGAAGAATATTTTAGCTCCCCCAAGGGAGAAGAAAGGAAAGGATGAAGAATAACCCAATAGCACAAATAGTTATAGCAGTCTTCCTTGCTTTATTTTGGGCAGGAATATCTTGGATAACAAATTCAAATATTGGCATTTATGCTGGATTGGCATGTATTTATGTAATGTTAACAATTAAGGAATAATATGACCCAGAATATAAAAAAGACTATGGAAGAACGATTTAAAGAAAATATAGATATGCAATTAATAATCACATTGTTAAAATCTATCGGTATATTTTTTGGCAAACCCGATGAGCATAATTCTTTTGAAACAGTTATAAAACAATTTATCCGCTCAGAAATCGCTCTCCACGATCAAGAGCTACGGGGACAGATTGAAGGTAAAAAAATAAAATGGATCAAAGGCGTAAGATTGGATCAAGAAGAACAATGGAAACACTTAGTTAATGCAGTACTTGATGACGTTCTTAAATATGTAGCTCCTCCACCTAAGCCTATGAAAAGCGTGGAGGAAATAAAACTAATTTACATCGGCATGAATGAGAGAGGTCAATTCATTGTTGATGAAGATACGGGTAAGGGCAAATACACAATTGAGGAAAAAATATCGCAGTTACAATACAAAATCAACGAACTCGTCACAGAGTTAAATAAAGTTAAACAGAAAGTAGGTGATGGAGAATGAAATACAGAAAAAAACCAGTTGTGATTGAGGCTGTACAATGGACAGGTGGCAATATTACTGAAATTTTATTGCTCGCAAAAAACACTACGGAGAAAACGGACTATTAATTATATGAGTAAAATAGACAAAATCATTGCAAAAGTTAAGGAAAAAAAGGTCGTGTTGACCGAGAAAAAGAATCAACAAAATTCGACACTTTCAACGAAAAAGTTTATTCCGACACCGGCAATGAAAAAATGGTTGGCGGCAGCAATGGAGTTAGGGGTTACAGCTTCAGTTTCCGAAATTTCTGAGAAATCAAAAGTAGATCGAACAACGTGGTATACCTGGATTGGGAAATTAAACTTTGTCGAATGGTGGGATAAGGAATGGAAAATGTATATAAAAACCCAACGTCACAAGCTCGACCTCATCGGATTAAAACAAGCAGAGACCAATCATGATTGGTGGCGCGACATGAAAAAAGTTGTTGGCGAACCGGTGCCAAGTGATCCAATTCCTGGGATGCCACCGATTCAGGTAAATACGCAAGTCAATGTCGATAAATATATGGAGGAGGTGCCAGGTGCAAAGAATTAACTACAAAGCAGTCATTGAAGATAATTTTTTAATCATCAATAAAAGGGGTGAGATAGTTCCTTTTGTTTTTAACGATACACAAAACTATTATTACAGCTTATTACTCAATGAGTATCCATCCCTTCAGGGGATTAGAGAGAATATTTTGAAATTTCGACAACCTGGCTTCTCTTCACTTATCGACGCAATTTTTACCGTTGATTTCCTTTGGTCTGAATTTGGTCGGATACCTGTAACGTTTTCGGACATTTATTCACATAAAGATAAGGAGACGATGATACTTTTTAAGCGAGTTGATTTTTTTATCGATTCTTTTTGCGATAAGAACAAACCGGCTGGTATGACAAAAGAGCAATATCGTAAATCATTACTTGAAGTTGATACAGCGGGGAAAATCGAAGGTAAAAGAAGATCAGAAATACAGGTTATGACAGCAAATGCAAAAGTTTCAGGTCGTGGTGGTACAAAACAGAATATGCATTTTTCAGAAGCAGCATTCTATCCTAACACTGATATTCTTAATGCCAATGATTTGGTACTTTCAGCAGAACAACAGGTACTTGATGGAGTTGGAAAGATATTTCGTGAATCAACCGGAAATATGATTGGAGACTTTTTTAATGAAGAATACGAGTTTGGTAAATTACCAGGAGCAAAATTTAAATCACGATTCTTAGGTTGGTGGTTGCATAAAGAATATCAATTACAAGCTCCTGCCGATTGGGTTCCTCAAGAAAAATATCTTAAATTAATGCAAGTACACAGAGCATCCATTAATGCCTGTTATTGGCACTACAACAAAGTAATGTCTTCAAAACCACAAGATAGAGACAGGATTGCTCGTGAGTATCCTTGTGACGACATTGAAGCATTTATGCAGCAGGGTAAATTGTATTTCGATATAAATGCCTTACGTTATTACAAAGATGTGCTCAAGAGAGATGCAATCATGGAGGGTCTGATTTATGTTTAAACAATTTCGAAAATTTGAACGAGGAGAATTTTTTATCGTTGGTGGTGACTGTTCGCAAGGCGGAGAGGATTCTAATTGTTGCCAATTTTATTCCAAAACAAAGCAAGATGTGCCTCTTCACTATCACAAGCAAGGAGTAGCAACAACGATGACAACTGAGATATATCCTGTTCTTAATAAAATATTTGATGTTACCGGTATACCTCCTGTTGTAGGATTTGAGCGACAAAATGGTGGAGCAAGCGAGATGGAAAGACTTAGACTGATGAACCGGTATCAAAAATATACAATTTTTGTTATGCCTAAAGTTGGTAAAAATGATAAAAGTTTAGATGAAAATACAAATAATAAGGAGGATTTGACCAATGATTTAGGTTACAATACCTCTGACATTACTCGCCCGACACTTGTTGGAGATCTTAAAAATTTTATAGATCTTCGAGCATTTAAAGTGTATGACGAAACAACAATCCAACAACTTTTCTGGTTTATTTTAAGTAGAACCGGAAAACCTCAAGCAATGAGGGGAAAGCATGATGATTGTGTCATGGCACTTGGTATTACCCAACAAATAGCACAGATCGTTATTCCACCGGCACCACAGGAACTAGTGCAACAAAAAACCGACCAGGCGCGAAACGTAGCACGAAACATTGTCAAGCAAATGAAAGGATTTTATTGATTGGTATGAGTAATGGAAATTTAGCAAAATTTATATCGCTTGAAAAGCTCTTTACAGCCATAAAACATGGTAGAGTTGAGCTTGAGATACATCTAAGAAATGGTGAGATTGCCAGCGTAATAACAAAAGGTAATAAGAAATTACTTTTTAATTCGTCTGAGAAAGACATTAATAACAATCAGGCAGCATTGGAATATATAGTCAAAAGAGTAGGACAACAGTTAGAAAAGAAGATTTCAAGTGAGCTTATTTTCAAAGTGAGAAACGTTGGTGACCAAATAAAAAGCGTTGAGCTAGAAAGTACACAAACAATAAAATGAGCACAATAAACCCAGTAGAAGCAATCAAACAAGGTGCGTTACGCACCGAGTTAATGAAAAAGTGGATAGATGATAATAAGGAGTATCTCGCGCACGCTCTTATTACTGAACGAGTTGAGATCACTCTTTCCATGAAAGGTTCATCAATGATAGCGAAGGTTACTCAGTTTCCGGACACAAAATGAGTCCTTGAGCAACGGAAGTAGTGTGCTATAATAAATTTAAGTTACAGTCGTTACCAAACACAAGGGCGACCCCAAATAGGGGTGCGCCTTTTTTTTATGGCAAAAACAGAAAAATCACGAGTCGAATCAATACTTGATGATTACCGGAATGATCTGGGTGCAATGGAATTGACCTATGCCTCTTTTGACGAAAAAGAGAAAATCCTCATGAGCACCCCCATCGATCAGATCACGAAAAAAGAAACACGCTCAAAAGTTACCGATCCTACTCTACTCTCAGCAGTGCTTAAGCAAAATAACTCAGTCATGGCTCAAATGCCATCCGGTAAAGTGACAGCGCTTACACAAGAAAATCGTGGCAAATCTCTTTTCATGGACGTGATTCTTCGCGAACATATTCTTCCTCACGCTACCAGTCAATTTGACGCCTATACAAAATTATGGATGCTTTCTCTTTACAGAAAAATGTATGGATCTTTTGGTGTGTTGGTGGATTTTGTGCAGAATAAAGGATATATTGGTCCCGATTTTACTCTTCTTCCCGCGCGTTCTATCGTTCCTCAATCCGGCAAGACAACTGTTGAAGACTCTGATCGTATTTGGGTGCGATCCCGTGTCAGCAAGAAGTGGCTTGAGTCTCTCCCTAAAGGTGTTTGGAAAAATGTTGATAAAGTATTGGAAACAGAAGGCGGTGCTCCTTCAGATGTTAATTCTCAAAGTTATGTTGAACGCCAAAACAGTGGGATGCAAAAGGCAAAAAATGAATATGAACTCGTTAGTTGCTACGAAGGTGATCGTTGGAGAACGTTTTATCCCGATTTAAACTTGGAGATGAGGGAGATTGATAATCCGCAAAAAAATGACCAGATCCCCGTTATTATGTGTCATGCGTATCCTCTTCTTGATCGTTTCTTTGGTCTTGGGGACTTTGAACGAGGAGCAACGCTTCACGCATCGGCAGGGAGTCTTATTAATCTTTACATGGATGGTGTGAAGATGAGTATCTTCCCACCATTTAAGATCGATCCACTTCACATTGACAACTGGGAGGACTTCAAAGACGGGATAGGTCCTGGACAAATCTGGCTTATGAAGCGTGGCTTCTTCGATGCAATTCAACGCATGGAAGTAAGTCCTGCCGGTATCGAATCATTCCAGTCAACCTATGGGTTTCTAAAAGCTGCAATACTAACCCTGACCAATACGTCAGACACTGGTGTCTCTCAAGCAACAGATCCAGGATTTGGTAAAACTCCACAGGCTCTCAAGATGCAGGCATTTACTCAAGGAATGCAAACACAATTTGATAGAAGAATGCTTGAGATCGCAACAGAAAAGATCTTTGACCGAATGATTGATCTTCTTGCCAAACGTCAGGAAAAACCAATGCCTCTCTATCTTAAAGGAAGAGATTTGGAACGGGTAGCAGAAGTCGCACCAGATGTCGTAGAGATGTTTGAGGTAGGAAATATGGGGAAGGTTGTTATTAAACCACAACAAATTTCTAATTGTGACTACCGATATGAAATCGATCAAGGATCAACGGTTAAGAAAGACGATGTGATGGAAAATGAGGCACTTAAAGAGGTAACAGGCTTCATTTTAAAAACGATTCCTAATGCAGTTAGTGCTCTTAGTGGTGATGGGTTGGTGCCAATTGGCTCGAAAAAATTTGATCTTGGTGAGGCAATCAAGCGTATTACAATTTCGTCCGGTGTTACTGATTGGGATAAAATTGTTGTTGAAAACGAACAGAATGAAACAGAAGAAAATGCTCTCAATACAGAAGATCCAAAAACAATGGAATCATTTAGTCAGGCGTTTAATCCACAGCAACAGCCACAACCTCAGCCTGGACAGACTCCGGTTGTTGAGGCACCACAAGCACCAACGCCCGCACCTCAAGGACAGGCAACAGAACCAGGATTTGAAGACCCAGCTATTGCAGACGTTTTTTCGCATCTGACGGGCATACATCAAGGAGGTGGCGCAAATGACAGGTAATGAACAAGAGGCAATTCACGCAGGAAGCGATGCAATTTTTGCGAGTTATCACAAAATGCGTGAGAGACCGGAAGTAAAACAGGTAATCAGCAAAAGAGAACGTCTTGCCAGGCTTGCAAATTCTCATAACTGGAAGGCAGTAAAAGAGGTTATTGACGAATACATTCAAGTGCTTAAAGAGCTTCGATCTATCACGCCAAGCGATACTGTGGAGGCTGTTGGATTCCGTTTTCTTGCCTCACAAATTGCCATTGAATATCTTGAAGACATACGAGATTTACCGGAAAGGGCAAGAAAGGTGATGGAAAATGCAGAAAGAGCAGAAGAATAACACTACAGAAATCCGCGAAGAAAAAGAAGAGCAGCAATTTGAGACAGTTGAACCTGGTGTTTCCACAAGAGAGTTAGATCGAATCCGTACTGAAGCACACGAAAAAGCAAAAGCCACTCGTCATACCTGGAGACAAAAGGGGTTTTGGATTATTTGTAAATCATGCGAGTTTCATCATGCTGCATTTGTTGGTAGCAAAAACATGATAGGTGAGAAGGAAGACGGTACGCCTATTTTCGCGATACTTGACAAAGTATCCTGATCTGTAGTACATTTATGTCAGATCGTAACCAAACACAAGGGCGACCAGAGATGGTCGCTATTTTTGTGGGAAAAAAATGAGGTTACTATGAGTGGTCGACCCCTCTATAAGTGTGGTCAGATTTAAATTATGGCTGATGCAAATGAAGAGGTCATGCAGACCTCGCAGGGTACGCCACCTGCTGAAGGGAGTGAATCGACTCCTCAGGAGCAACCTTCTCAAGAGGGAAGTGAACAACAACCTTCTGAACAAGGAAGCGAGCAGGGAGACGGTCAACAACCAGAGCACTCGGAGGAAACTCAGGGTGAAAGTTCTGAGGGTCAACCGGAACAGCAAGGGGCAAAGCCTACGAGAGCTGAAAAACGTGTAGAGCAACTATTAAACAAACTGAGGGAGTCTCGTGGGACACCTTCAGAGGAACCTGGAGTACCAGGGCAATCTCGTTCAAAGTTTTTTACTGAAGAAGAGATTGCAGAAGGAGCAATTGATCCAGACGTTCTTGAAAAAAGAATGAGGGAAACAGTCAAGAATGAAGTGCAACAAGCGCTTGAGATGGATAGGATCAATCAGCAATACACGTCAGCAGTTAAGGAGCACGAAGCCGATTTAGAGAGTGTAAAAGATCTTGATCCCAAGATTGAAGAACTGGCAGTCAAGCAATATGAAGCGATCAACTACCAGATCCATCCTCTCACAGGGGAAAAGATGTTTATCCCCGCGGTAAAAATGTCTGAGATTGTTAAAAAACTCACAGACGTAATTAACAGCGCGGCAGAAGTAGTAGCCCAAGGTAATAGGCAATACGCTGAAAACGTATCGCAAAACCAAGCTGTTCCCACAAATGGTAGTGTAATTTCTTCAAAGCCGGTTCGTCCAGAGACGCCTAATTTTGAAGATTTTGAAAAAGCCTACTCTCCGAGAGCCTAAGTACAATCATCAGGCTAATTGATTTCAGATTTATGACAAATACGTGAAAGGGGGTGATATTTATGGCAAATGTATTTGATGTTCAGCAAAAAATAACTAACGCATTTCTTTTACTCCTAAAAAACGAGTTGGTTATGGGGAAGCTCGTAACTACGGATTTTGATAAAGAGTTCCGAAACGAAGAAGTAGCCGTTGGTGATACCGTTAAGGTTAGACGACCTCCGGAATTCACTGTTCGTGATGGTGCAGTCGCATCAGCACAGGATATTAAAACCGGTACTGTCGATGTAACAATCGATAAGCAAAAAGGAGTTGATGTTAATCTCACTTCGAAAGAATTGACGCTTAATGTTGACAAACTTTTGGAAAATCAAACCCTTAAAGCAAAAGCTGCTGTTCTTGCGCAACAAATCGATGCTGATTTGATGGGTAAGACTTTGGAATTCCCTCATTGGGTTGGAACTCCAGGACAGCTTATTAATAGCGCACCTGACTTCTTTGTAGGAGTTCAAAGAGCTATGGAGCTAGGTATTCCAATGGATGATCTGAATGCGGTTTTATCCCCAGCAGATCATTTTGCATTAGCAGGATCTTTCACTGCTCTTGCTGCTTCTGATGCTACCGTTAAACTTGCCATTGAGAAAGCAAAACTTCCAATGGTCGGAGGTGTTCAACCTTATGTCAGCCAAAACGTACTTAACTTAACCGTTGGTACGCGTGCTGCAGCAGGTGCTGCTCTTATCAATGGAGCGAACCAGAACGTTACTTACGACAGCGTAAGAGGAACCTATAAACAAACTTTGGTAATCGATGGCTTGGCCGCCGGCGCAACTATTAAAGCAGGCGAAGTTTTCACTATTGCTGGTGTTAACACAGTTAATCCTCGATCCAAAGCTGATCTAGGCTACTTACAAAAGTTTGTAGTTCTGGCTGACGCCACGGCTGATGGCCTTGGTGCGATTGCGGCTCTTAGTGTTGCATGTCCGATCATCACATCGGGTGCATACCAAACCGTAACCGCTGCTCCTGCAGATAATGCAGCGATAACCTTTATGGGTACGGCGTCAACGGCTTACGCCCAAAACGCTATCTTCCATAAGAGCGCGATTGGTCTTGTTGGGGCTAAACTTGTAGACCCTAAGAGTGGTGTATGTAGTTTCGCTTCTGATCCAAAGACAGGACTATCTATTCGTACATGGTCGCAGTCGGACATTACTAACGACACGCACATGACTAGAGTTGACGTACTCTACGGAGTCGTTAATTTGGATCGTCGTCTCGGTGTCAGACTCAGTGGTACTGCTTAACCCTGAGTTGGTTTCGAGTTTAAAGAGCGGTCAGCAATGGCCGCTCTTTTCTTATTTAGTCACAAAACTTGACAAAAAAGAAATGCGGTGATAGTATAAATACATAATCGTAACCGAATATAAGGGCGACCCGCAGGGGTCGTTTTTTTTGTGTAAATTTATGTCAAATTCATTCGCACATCATCCACAAGAACCAGTCACACCGGAAGGCTTCCAGTCATTTCCCTCATGGCGCTATGGACCAAATGGTGAAGCAAAAATCTTTGAGCGTGAAGAGGATATTCCTGAGGGATGGGTAGATCATCCAAGTAAATTACAGGAAAGCACAGAAGAGCCAAAAGTTGAAGAGGCACCACAAAGCCAGCCAAATCCTGAAACAGTAGATTCAGAACCACAGCTCGAACCAGAACCTGTCACTGCAGAGGTTGCCGAACCACAAGAACCAGTAGCACCTCAAGTTGAGAATCCAGATCAGCCAGCGGCATCAGAAGATTCAACAAGCGTTCAAGGTGGCGTTCCAGAAGTTGCACCATCTGAACCAGAAAGCATTGAGCCTCTGTCTCTTGATGAAATTAAGGCGGATCTTGAGCAAAAACCAATGAATGATCTGTATAAAATTGCCGGAGATCTCGGACTTGAAAAAGCCGGTAAAAAACCAGAGTTAATTGACCGCATAGCCCAAAAACTACATGAGGAAAGTACGTCCTCACCGGAACCAACAGAATAATCGTCATGATTAAGAAACGTTTCGAACTTGTCTTTACCACCGATGGTAGCGAAAAAGAGCAAAAACTTATAGAGGAAGCAGTAGCTCTTGTCTTAGGTGTAGTAACCGTAACAAATCGTGAAACCGCAAAACAAAAAATACCACTGAAAGTTAAATTAAAGGAGAAAATATAATGACAAACGTCAAAAGAGTATTTTTTATAACCAAAGAAGAACGGCAGGAGCTAAATAAGATAGATGGTTATATTCTCCATGACCTTCCCCATTTTGAGTTGGAAGACGGAAGAGTGCTTTATGGCAAAATGGGATGGCCGGATGCTCTTGCTTGGTGGGATGAATTCGGTAAAGGAAGGAACTTTGATAAATGAGCAACTTGAATTCACATAACTTTGAAGAAGTTTATAAAGATTTAGGTATAAATCTCGATAAACTCGGTTGTATTATGCTTGATCTTGAACCCCTCAGCAACATGTATTCTATAGAGGTAGAAGGAGCAGGAATAGCACTTTATTATGCAAAAAATAAAGAGAGATTTTGGATTGATGGGTGGGTAGTTGGTAAGGTAGCTCACGTTACTCTTCTCTACGGGCTTCTTAAAACGGGACCCGAATGGAAGGAATACGTTGATGCTGTATTAAAAGATTGGGATCTTCCGGAAGTTGAAATTGAAAAAATCGGTTATTTTGATTCTCCTTACTCAGATGAGCCGTATTATTGTATCGTTGCTCATCTGAAAGTGACAGATAAATTATTGGAAGGTCATCAAAGATTGTCATTCTTACCCCACATTAACACTTTCCCAGGCTACAAGGCACATATGACGATTTGTTATTTAAAGAAAAATCAGGGGGAGAAATATCGAGATATAATGATTGAGCAATTTAATAAAATGTGGGCAGGAAAGAAGCTGAAAGTGAAAGGAATAAATTACGGTGGCAATAAATAAATACAATTAATGACGTAGTTGACTGAGGGACGTGGTTTTGATACAGTATAGTTAATTAATGTTCTTCGTCCGATTGTCGGACTCTGAACCGCTAAGCCGTCTACGTGACGGTGGGAGCGGTTTTTTTATTGTTTATGGCAGACGTAATATTTAATTCATTTAAAAAAGATATAGCGAATGGTAACATTGACCTTGATACTGACACTATTAAAGTCATGCTGGTTGCCTCTGCATATACGCCGGATCAGGATTTACATACAAAAAGATCGGACATCACAAATGAGATTGCTGGTACTGGGTATTCAGCCGGGGGAGCTGCACTCGCAAACAAAACTGTTACCCAAGATAATACTAATAATAAAGGTATATTTGATGCTGACGATCTTGTTTGGGCAGCATCAACTCTTACTGCAAGAGGAGCTGTGCTCTATAAAAGTCGGGGAGGATTGGCAAGTGCAGACGAGCTTATTTGTTATATCGACTTTGGAGCAGACAAAATATCCGACAATGGAAATTTTACTTTGCAATGGAATGCAGCGGGAATATTGAATTTGAGCTAGATATGTTAATCGCAAAAAAAGACATAAATCACAATGGTGAGCTTATAAAAGCTGGTGAAACACTACCGGAAGTTTTTAGTGAAGAAGAAAAACAAGAAATGATTTCAAAAGAGCAAGCGGAGGAAAAAGTAGGCGCGACAGTGTATGAGAAAAAATGTCGAACGTGTCATCAAGTAATAAAGAATAAATAATATGAGATATGCAGCAACAGGAAGACGAGCTTATGCAGCGAATAAAACAATCCTCACGATAGGAAATCCTGGGTCTGGTGTTCTTCGTAGGCCAAGGCTTTATTATGTAGGCTTATCTTCACGAGACGTACCCATTGATCATTCACTTAACTATGACATTCGAAGGTGTACTGCACTTGGTACGTCAACCGCTGTTACACCAGCACCTCTCGACTCAAATGATCCTGCATCTGTTGCTGTAGCCGGTGAAAACCATTCTGTAGAACCTACCTACGCATCTGCTACTGAATTTCACGATCAGGCATTTAACTTGAAAGCTACCGATAAATGGCAAACAGCACCGGAATGGGGAATTATTATACCGGCAACTGCATCAAATGGTTTGGGAATTGAATTGTTAGCTGCTTCGGGGGGTACTCCAAACATTGAAGCTACTGTTCATTTTGACGAATAAACCTATGTATGTATGGCCGAGACATCAAAAAATCACATGGAGCAATACTCAACGAAAATAACGAGGTAATTGCAGAAACCCTCATGTGTCCCCATTGTGGACTTCCCTTCATTAAGAAATTTAATAAACAGAAATTCAAGTTAGTTAATCCTGGGGGCCATGTTAAATCACTATGTCTTATTTGCGGCGGTGAGATTTGCGGAAGAAAACGATGTAGCTTTACTGTTGGTCAGCATATCGCTTTTGAACAAAGACAGGAAATACTGGAGAAGGGAGTAGTCGTATGATTTGTAAAATGTTTGGTGGCGACAATACTGCCCCTTCAACAACAGTAGCACAATTTAATTTTATTAACCCTTGTTTTCAATCATCATGGAGCAGTACCGAAAGTCAACGGCGCAATCCCTTATCAGACGACATGATTTTAACTGGCTGGTCAATTCAGCTTGATGCAGCACCCGGAGCAGGAAAATCATACACATTTGCTATAAGAGACGATGGAGTAGATGTTGCAACTATAACAATATCAGATACCGCAACCACAGGCAGTTGGTCTGGAAATGTAAGTATTGCAGCCGGCAGTTTAGTTTGTGTTTCCGCAACTCCATCTGGAACGCCGACTGCATCTACAAATCAATATTGGCAAATCAATTATTCAACAAATGGAAATTATTTCCTTATGATGGGTGCATCTTCAGTGCAGCAAGATACTGTAAATACTAAATATCAAAATCCAAATGGCGGACAGGGCATTTTAGGATCTTCAACTTACACTGATTTTGATTTTCCATGTCCTACAAACATGACTGTGAATAAAATTACTGCCTCCGCAGATGCGGCACCTGGAGCAGCAGCCTCAGGAAAAAAATGGGATGTAGCGATAGCTCAAAATAATACTAATTTTTTAACAGCCACTATTTTTGAGACGGAAACACAGCATACAACCTCTGGTTCGTTATCTTTTACGCCTGGCGACAGCATGGTAATGAGATACCTTCCAACCGCGGGGCCAGCAGCAGCAAGAATAGGCTGGTGTATGTCTATTACCCCTGATGTATCCGGAGAATGTGTTTTTGGTTTTGGAAACTTTGCTGCTATTGTTTCAGACGCAACTACTCGTTACGAACAAATGTTAAGCATGGGAAATAACGGATGGAATAGTTCAGAAAATGTTAGATATTTGCATCCACCAGCTGGAGATTACAAAAAGATGTATGTAAGGGTTGGAACGGCACCAGGAGGGACAACTTCCAGAGTTGTAACACTTATGGACAATGGTTCTCCAACATCTTTGGCGGCAACAATAACAGGAGCATCGACAACAGGAAGTGACACTACAAATACGGCTACAGTTAGTGGTGGAGGTAATACCGGTACGCTAAGAATGACAGAGCCGTCAGGGGCGCCAGCTGCATTATCAGGTGTTCATGTAGGCTATGTATTATTTGTTCCACAGCCAACAAATCCGCCCCAAATTGAAATGCCAAATATTTTTCCGGTTACTAGACTAATGACAATATGATAATAATTCCATATATCAGACGAGTTTTTTTTTCTAAAGGTACTACCCCGCCTTTTATTGTTGCTGGCGGGAGTACTGATGTTGTTGTTAATCCCGCAGTCCAAACAGCCACTTTTTCAATACCCGCAATAACTGTATCGGCGATCAGAAACCCAACGATTACGCCAGTAGTTCAGTCTATTTCGGTAAGTATTTCCCCAGTTACAGTCTCTGCAATTCGAAATCCCTCGATTGCCGTCGGGGTGCAAGTTGCAACTTTTTTACAGCCAGCAGCAACGGTCTCTGCGATAAGAAATCCTACTATCCAACCAGCAGTCCAGGGCGTGACTATCTCAATTCCAAGCGTCACCATCTCAACGGTCAGAAATACGACTATAGCCGCTACTGTCCAAACAGGAACAATATCTCTGCCACCAGTGATAGTCAATGCAATTAGGAGTCCTGTTGTTCAACCATCGGTAAAGACGATCACCCTTTCAATTTCTTTAGTCAGTGTTCTTGCTGTCAGGAATATTGTTGTTTTACCTCAAGCAAAAAATATCACTTTTTCAATTCCTGCAGTAACGGTAAGAATTATAGTTGAGCATACGCTTACAGATCCTGTATTTTACAACAGCTCAATGGCTGAAGGAGCATCAACCGAGCATCAGCTTGTCAATCCGGCTGTAAATTTGGGGGATCTGGCCGACCCTGCAGTAACTGCGTATTCATTGGCCGACCCTGCAGTAACGCCAGAGGTGATTCCAAGTGATTAATTTATCGTTAAAGCAGTATTGACATTTATAGATTGGGTTGTAAAAATGGAGACAGGTATGCTACAATTTCTTACCAAATGTTTATGGAAATTTGTTGGCACTTGGGCGGAAAGGAGCGATAAATTGTGGACGCAGTAAAATCATACGAATTAGTAAATAGGGCAATAGGCCTGAGTGAGGGAGTAGGATACGTTGATGTAATAAAGCTCGCGAACAACCTCGGTGTTGATGTCTTCTTAAGTACCAATGAGAGCGAAAATTTTAATGCTTGTATTGAAAAAGACTCCGAAACAAACCGCTATAACATTGTCATCAACCCAGCACAACCATACGAAAGGCAACGATTTTCTATTGCCCACGAGCTTGCACATTTTACCCTTCATAAAAACAAACTAGATGAACTTGGTAAACTCAACAGGGACCCAGACGATGTTGTAACAAAAACAGAGGAATCGCACGCCGACCATTTAGCAGCAGAAATTCTCATGCCTACACAATTGGTTGAAAAATATACGGAAGAAATTGGATTAAATAAAGACCAGGAGGTCAAGCGTGTAGTAATTGAAAAAATAGCATCATTTTTTAAGGTTTCGAAGACTGTAGCGGCAATAAAACTTCGAGAGTTGAAGTATTTTGTCCCCTATACTTCTTTTGCATAATTCCTGCTATGAAAAAAGGCCTCAAACTAACTGATGATAAAGATCTACAATCCAGACGAGATAAGGATGATTACCACGTAGAGAGGATAGTAAAATTTACCTGTGCGATTGCTTTTGTAATTGTTGTTACTGGTCTTTTGATATTCTTTATGGTTCGCGTTGCTGAAGACCAGGTATTTAGAGATGGCGTCATGGACATCATGAAGCAAAATCTGAGTGGTATTGTCTTTATGGGTATTTCTATACTTGGTTTAAATAAGTTTTATAAAAAATAAAGAGGTTACTCATCGTTCCTATCATAATCTTCTCTTACAGTTCTCCAGCGTCCATGTTTATGAAAAAATTCATTTTCTCTTTCAGAATCTGAAAAATATTGCCCAACTCGGTGAATAACGTTAAGAGTTGCTACAAATCCGATCAGTATAATAAAAAATTTTATATCTGAAATAAGTTCAGGAAAAATGTGTAAATTAACCCCTAAAATTATAAAAAAGATGAGACCAAAGTATCCAAGGTACAGCAAGCCAGCATTTTGCCAATAACGTTTTATATATCCTGGCATTGCATGCTTTTTCCTCATTTGAAAAGAGTATACCAGATTTTCCTATATCTCTACAAAACAAATAATTGACTTTTGTCAGAGGATTTGATTTAATAGGGTTAATTAATGTTCTTACTCGGATCTTCCGAGGCTGAACCGCAAACAAGCAAAATATGCTTGGGAGGCGGTTTTTTTGTGGGAAAGTCGCTCTTTGAAAATTTAATGGGTAGAAATTAATTAGAAGCAAACAATTTAAATTTATCATCCGCCATTTTCTAGATTTGAGAAGATCTGTAAAGCGTTTCGGCCATCAGTAACGGTACAGGAATACTTATAAAACTTTTTAAGATTTTCAAGATGTACTGGCGAATGAAGCCAACCATTAAGTGCGTCATTTTCATCAAATGCGTTCCAAATGGAGTTTTCAGAAATCACAGAGGGGTAATTTGAATAATCCCGATAAAAACCAGCGTGGTTATCCTTACCAACTTTAATTCTTTTTTGAGCTATCTCACATAAAGTTTCACTTTTTACATAGGGTTGAAAGCCTTGCGAGACTCGCCATTCATTGACGAGTGCCGTAAGTTTTTCAGCAGAGAGAGGTGGGGCAATAGGATTATACGGATTACTTTTGGGAGTCGGAGTTGGTACAGCGACAGCTTTATCTTTCGGAAGACTTAGGTTTACAAAAAAGTAAGCCAAAGACACAAAAACAATTAGGATCAATAGTCCTATAAGTTTATTCATAAGGAGATTATATCATATGATTTACGGTTCAAGTCCAACAGATCCAAGATACGCAAACTATAAAGGAAGTCAAACATACGCTCCGGTATCACGTCCGGGTGTCAATGTGCCTTTTATAGGAACAGGTAAAACAGCAACTGGAGCTACAACAGGTGGGGGACAAGTCTTAGGTGCTCAAGCGCCAGCACCTACTCCACAACCAACCAATAACGATAATGGTACCCAAGCGGCGACTGATGAAGCAGCACGTCGTGAGCAGGAAGTGAGAAGCGCAATTAATACAGGTTATGATGATTATGAAGGTAGACTGCGAGGAATTGAAACTGCAGATAATACATCACGTGATGACGAGTTGTTATCGGCCAGTAAAACCTACGATACTATTTTTGGCGGTTTGAATACCCAAAAACAAGTAAATCTTGATAAGCTCGAAGCAAACAGAGGAGAAGTCAAGACTCGTGAAGCTCGTTCTATCCAGGATCTTAAGCAAAATCTTGGAAATGTTGTCCGAGGTACCTCTATGCAGTTGGGAGCTATGGGTGCTGGTGATACATCGGCAGCAAATGTGGTAATGCCCTATGCTTACACTAAACTTGCAGGAACACAGGAGGGCACCATAAGAAGACAATCAAATGATCAACAGTTTCAAATAGATCAATCCGAGAAAGATACAGAGTTAGAGTTTTCCAAGATGTGGACTCAAACTGAAACAGAAAAAGAGGCAAAGCTGCAAGATATTAAAACATATTATGGAGATCGAATTCGAAATGTTCAACTTGCTTTGGCTAGTGCTCCTACTGAACGCCAGCAACAGCTTTCAAATTTGAGCCTTGGATTGCTACAAGAAGCACGAGCTAAATTATCAGCTATTGAAGCCGAAGATAGACAACGAAAGAGCGATATTAAGGTTTGGGCGACCAACCGTATGTCAGCACTTGATGATATGAAGTTGAAACTTGGAGGCAATGCTAATTTTAATCCTAGGGATATAACTTTCCAGGAGCTTAAAATGATGGGGGGCAATGAGGTTGCCAGCTCTGGTAACGATGCATTTGTTAATCCTATGGCTCTTGCAAAACAAAGACGAGATGAATTTTTTGCATAAACCTATGTATGGCAGCCTTTTTAGATCAACTCAAGAAAAAAGTTAAAAAGTCGCTCGATGACTTCAATTATGGTGTCAATAATATAAACCCCGCAGGAGACACAAATCCTAATGAAATAGGAAATCAAAACCTTTGGACCACTCAAGCGGCACCAACGGCGCAAAAAATGATAACGACCGTAAGGAATGCAGGTAATGATGTCGTACAGAAATATACACTGTTTGCTGACCCTACATCTAATAACGGAAGCAATTTTTGGTCTTCTCCAGCTGCAAGCGTTATGGCTGGCAATACGCAACTACCCAAAATACGTTTGAAGCCATTATCAGATGCGGCAGAAACAATAAAGAATCCAGTTCTTAAATTTGGTGCTGACACTGGCATTGGGATGACAGAGGATCTTCTTAATACACCGCGTAATCTTTTACAAGCTCCTATTAACATTGCTCGGGACGTTAATACCGGTGAAACTGATCCTAGAAAGTATGCTGGAGATGTAGCGCCCTTTGCTGAGGGGGTGCTTAATATTGGGACGCTTGGAGGAGGAACGGTTGCCAAAGGAGTCATAAAACAAGGGTTCAAGCAAGGCTTAAAAGAAGGAGTAAAGCGGGGCGCTATCGAAGGCGTAAAGTATGGTGGGGCGTATGGTGCTCTTTCCGGACTCGAATCTGGAAGGAATATCGAAGACTCAGGATCTTATGCCGGCAACCTTGCGATGAATACTGGGACTGGCATGGTGGGTGGAGCTGTCATTGGTGGACTTACTGGAGGTATATCTGGTGCGGCAAAGGAAGGATTGCAAAAAACGATTAAAAGTCTTTTTCCCCATGCTTCAGATGGGCAAGTAGCCCAAATGACAGATGAATATGTCAAAACAGCGCCACAAAGAATATACGCCCGAACAAAAAGTGGTCAATTTTCAACAGGTGATGCAAAACCTTTTATTCCCGCTGGACGAGACTATGCAGTCCCACGATCAACCCCTATGAAGGTAACTCATTGGATGGATCGGGTAGATCAGGAGTTATTAAATAACGTACCTCAACCAGGACTTTCTATAAAAGTGGTTAATAGATCGCCAGTTCAGAGGTCATTATCTGAAGCATTAGGAGCTAATGATCCTCAAAAAGTTCACTTTGGAACACTATCCCAAAGTAAATTTGATCAGATTAATAAGTTGTTGACCGAGCAAGGAAAACTTCCTCTAGAAAGCAAAGATATTTATGTGTACCCAAATGTAATCAAAAAATTACAAGACAAAAGATTATCAGCATCACTTAACCCCGATACCTTGGCAGATATTGCCTACAGCGCGGTACATGGCGATTCTAAGGTATTACAGAGTAAGTATCCGCAAAATGTGAAAATGATCAAAATCAAAGCAAATAAAGGAATGGTAAATACTGCAATTGTTGGGGAACATAAAGGAGCAGGATCACTAAAAACTGTGTATCCAGACTCTGGAATGAAAAAAGCTCTTATGGAAGGCGGAACAAGTAATCCTTCATCGGGTCTTATTGAAGATGCCCCGCAGAGTCCCGTTTCTGCTGCTCAAAAGAGTTCTGTAGGTAGTATACCACAAAGCACAACCGATGCTCAAATGATGAATGATTTTATGCAGGGAAAGGTTAAAGATACTATGACAACAAAACCAGTAACAGGAAAGTTGCCTGTTACTAAGGATGGGAAGATTCTTCTTACTAAGACGGCATTACCAGAAGATGTGTCCAAGCAAAACATTGATGAATTTTTTAATAATTTGCCTACTTCAGCTATTCAAAAGATCAAAAATTATGCTCGCAACTCTGAGCTTGAGAAGAAAGATTTTATGACAAAGCAACGCGAGAAGATGGACAATCTTATGAACTATAATCGTATGCTTGCAAAACAAGGCTATTCCTCAGAGCAGATTAGCACAATTAATGCGGGACAGGCAAGGAAGATACTTGAAAATAAGGTTAGACCAGAAGATTATACTCCCGAGCTTAGGAGTAAGTTCCAATCGGAACTTGACGCGCAATATAATGCAGAAAATTTAAACCATGATTTACCTAAACAGCAATGGAACCAAGAAATGGCGGATCTCCGCAAGAGAGCAAGTGAGGAAATGGGTCAAAAAGCTCAAAAAACAACAGACTCAACACCTAGTGAGGATCCTTCTTGGATTACCGACAATTCCCCTCTTACCCCTGTTAGAGACGTTTTGCAAAAGCAAAATGAAGCCGGAAAGATTGGGTCAACTTTACCAAGCAGTAAAGATTTACAGGCATTTGACAGGGAAATTAGCAAAAAAGGTATTGATGTAAAGACAAAGGTGGGTGTTCTTGACAAATTCAGAACGCCTGACCGAGTTTTGCGGAAAATAGGGCTTGGTAAAGAAGCGGACGAACTAAGAGGTGCATATGATAATTATTTGAAGGAGTTGCCGGTTGAACTAGATAGAATAACAGAGTGGTCAAAACGCGTTGATAGTAAGGATTCTGCCCGAACAATTTTTCAATATCTCGATGGACAGAAAGTAAATCTGAGCGCCAATGACCATGCAATAGCAGAAGAAATAAAAGGTTATCTTAAAAATTGGGCCGATAGACTAGGATTGCCTGAGGATGGGCGTGTGTCTAATTATATTACCCATATTTTTGAACAGGATTTTTTACAGAAGGAGTTTGATCCCGAATTAGCAAAACTTATCCGCGATAAAGTTGCAGGATCAGTTTATGATCCTTTTACCCAGGAACGACTTGGAAAGCAAGGATATATTGAAGATGTGTGGCAAGCATTGGATGCGTATGTCAAAAGGGGAACAAGAAAGGCAAATCTTGACCCAACGCTAACTAAAATTAAAGATATTTCAGAAAACTTAGAAGATTCACAATTTAAGTATGTTAAAAACTATATAGATAAGGTAAACATGCGTCCAACAGAAATGGATAACGCAATTGATATTTCTATCAAGCAATCACCAATTGGATATAAATTTGGTCAAAGACCAGTAACAGCTATTACAAGAGGGCTTCGCCAGATGGGTTATCGAGGTGCGCTTGGTCTAAACATCGGCTCTGCTCTTCGTAATTTATCACAAGGTGCAAATACTTATGCAAAATTGGGAGAAAAATATACAGTATTGGGGTATATGAAGATGCTTTCATCTGGCAAACAAGAATTAGAAAAGGTTGGTGTACTTCGAGATGAGCTTATTCAAGATCGTACAATTAATGCAACAAAGAAATTTTGGGAGAAAACAGATAAGAGATTGTTTTACTTTTTTGAGGGAGCTGAAAGAATCAACAGAGGCGCTGCATACTTCGGAGCAAAACTTAAAGCATTGGATCAAGGTATGTCTGAAGAACAGGCGATTGAATACGGAAAGAAAATTGTACGAGATACACAATTTACTTTCGGATCAGTAGATACGCCACAGGTTCTACAAAGCGATCTGGCAAAAACAATTCTACAATTTCAATCATATAATTTAAAGCAAGCCGAATTTTTGGCTGAGATGGTAAAAAATAAAGAATTTGCTGGACTTGCAAGATGGACTGTTGCCAGCCTTGCGTTTACCTACACACTCGGTCAGTTGATTGGTATGAAGCCTGCCGATATAATTCCATTTAGTGGTATTTGGACCGGACAGACAAAAATTGGTGAAACTCCAGCAATTCAAGCAGTTGGAAAGCTAAAAGATGCTGCGTTTGGTGGTAAGGATAAGTATGGTAACGATCTAACATTGCAAGATCGGGCAGGAAAGGCGATCGATGCTGTAACTCCGATGTTTCCTGGAGGAGTGCAGTTCAAAAAAACCCTACAGGGACTTGATGCCGTGAGAAAGGGGTATTCAGAATCTGCGTCAGGTAGAGTGCAGTACATGGTACCTGAAGACCCTGGAACTGCTATAAGAGCGGGTGTGTTTGGGAAAAGTAATCTACCACAAGCACAGGAATATTTTAATAAAGATAGAACGCCATTAAGCGATAAGCAAACAGCTGCATTTAAGGCACTTTCTACAGACGAAAAACAATCATATATGGATTCTATTTATGGGCAACGGGAATCATCGAAGTTGCTTGATGAAATTAAAAAAAGATTGGAAAAAGGTGAAAATGCTGATGATCTGATTAAAAAAGCAAGTGCAGCTGAAACGACACCAGTTGAGAACACGGTAAAGTTAAAAGCTCAGGAAGATATTGCAAAACAGAAAGTTGATACACTTGGTGGTGTTCAGACAGTAGGCAACAAAATCTTTTTCAATGATAAAGGCTCTGTCAAAACGATTGATCTTTCTGCTCCTACAAAGGGTGAAGGGATAGATGCGTTCGCAAACCAAAATTGGAATATAAATAAAGCATTAGAAGTGTATGGGGCTAATCTACCATCAGATAAGAAAGAGGAAGTATATAAAAAATTGGGAGTGGATGGAAGTAGTCTTGAGTATGCCTATAAAGCTCGAAAGAGTGTTGATATAAAGACTCAATATACAATCAGTCAGGCAAAAACACTTACGCATGACCAGCTACTGGAAAGAATGAAAACAGGAAGGGTTGAGAGCGTGGCCGGAGATATGTTCATTACCGATAAGGTGCTTGATAACTTAAGGGGTGTCAATTTGCTTTCGGATACAGAAGTAAAGCTGCTTAAAAAAATGAAGTTTGATAAAAACGGTAACCCGATTGCTAAAAAAACTGGCAGCAAAGGCATAATTATTAAAGAGACAAAGATGGGAAAACGAGTGGTAATTAAGCCTGCCAAGGTGCAATTTACACCAATTAAGCTGACAAGAAATGGGAAAATAAATCTTCAAGCTCCAGCGAGAAAAAAACAGGCAAAGATCAAGATTAAAACACTAACAATGCCAAAAACTAAAATAGCAGCATCGTATAGATAACGATGTGCTATACTATAAAAAAGACGTTCTTCGCCAGTTAGGCTGGCTCTGAACCACGACAGTATTGTCGTGGTTTTTTGCGTGTTTAGGGGGTAATTATGGATTTAACAGTTGATCAAGCACTAAAACAAATTCATCGAGAATATGAGGGAGACATTAACTACCCTGATTTTAATGATGACGAAACACAGTTAAGAGTTGGTTATTTAAAAGACTCAATTCGGGAATGGGGCGATAGATTTCCTAAATTTCGAGAGCTTTTTGCTCTCCTTTCCGATGCTCCTGATGGAACAAAACAAACAAGCGCAGGAGTAACAAAATATAGTTGTCCTACGAATTTTATACGCCCCTCCACATGGGTTAAAATAGGCGACAAGCGCTTAAGCTACGTTCCTCCAGAAGATATGGAGAAAAAACTGGCAGCAAATGTTAGCGATGAATGGTTTTCAGTAATTGGCAGTCCAAGTAAGTATAAAATTGTAATCAATCCGGCTCCCTCAGGAACGAGCACGATTGAATATCCATATTGGAGGATTCCAACGCAGCCAGCGTTAACTACAGATATTCTTGAAATTTCCCGACCTCTTTTTTGCATATATTATGTTTTATCAAAATTATTTAGAGATGATGATCCAGACCGGGCAAAAGAATTTGAAAACAAAATGGATGATCAAGAGCGGAAAGAACGCGTTGCACTCGTACAAACCCCAGGTCAATCAAATAGAGTGAACACGCCAGGATATGGTTTTGGACAAAAAGCACCTAATGAATAGACTATGTCGAGAAAACGAAGTAATTTTAGCCACAACTTAGATGTCTTTAATGGCGGTTCGATGACCATCATTTCAGATGCAAGACTTGGGAAGCGTTCTGCAAACACTAAATACGCAGTTGAGGCAACTAATATTATGCAGTATGAAGATGGGGTTTGGGGACCCCGCCCGGGAACCGCGTATTATGGTAAAGCAATCTCTGGCGTTGGCGGCATCGATCATCTAGCTGAGTATACCAAGGTTGATAAATCTCGTGAATTAATCGCTCTTGCTTCAGATGGAAAAGGTTACAAAAGCACAGATAATGGAAACTCATGGACACAGATAACAGGAGCAACATGGACGCCGGGAAATCAATTTATATCCATTCAATTCAAAGGACAATTATGGATTTCAAATGGCGTAGATCCACTTGTTTACTATAACGGAACTCAGTTTAATAGCTTCTCGGCAATTGCAGACCCATCAAATGCTCCTACACTTAGTCGAGGTGCTGGTCTTTCTGCAGGATCCTATACCTACTACTTGCGGTATACTGCGAATAATAATGTAGGTTATACTAATCCATCCCCTGCTTTAACGGTTACTGCTAATAAGCCAAGATCGTCATGGAATAAAACTTCAAATGAATATATAGACTATACTATTACTGCTGTTCCCGGTGCTACATCTTATGATTTGTGGCTTGGTGACATATCAGGACAGGAGTATTACCTTGGGTCAACAACAGACCTAACCTTTCGTGACTTTGGAGATCCTGTCAATTCATTCAGAGAGGCTCCTGACGATAATACAACAGCAGCACCCAAAATTACTTCAATGGAGCTATCGGGGAACCGTATGTGGGCAACAAAAGATAACGATAATCCCTGGAGGGTTTATGGAACTGGCACAGGACAGTATCTTGGATATTTTTCTCCATTTTACGGAGGATTTTGGATCGATCTTGAAAAAGGCGGACGCTTTTACCCGACTGCTGTTGTTCACTATAGAACCGGTAAAGGAGATCCTGTTGCAACAGTACTTTGTTCGTCGGCTGATGGCAACGGAGCAATCTTCCAAATAGATCTAACAACTATTACTATAGGAGATGTAAACGCCACTGTTCCAGTAGCCTATAAGTTGGTAGGTTCTAAAGGAGCTGATGCCGTAGGGTCAGTTGTTAAGTTTGGTGATAATGTCGGGTTTCTTAATAAGAAGGGTGCATTTTTCTTGAGAAATAAGGAGCAGTTATTTAACGTACTTGCAACTGACGATATGACATCTCCAATCCGCAATAAGTATGTAAGCTTAAATCAAAAAATGCTTCATAAAGCCGTTGCCTATTTTTCACTTCCCAGAATTTATTTTTGTGTACCAAGCGGAGATGAGAACGATACTACGTTTGTTTGGGACGATGAACGAAGAAATTGGACATGGGGGTGGACGATCGGTTTTAAGCAGATAATGGAATATACCGACTCTGATGGCACTACTCACCTTTTTGGAATTAGAGGTAATGATAGTCAAATCATTGAGATTTCTGAAAATTTCCTTTCAGATCTTGGACAACCAATAGTTGCTCAGTATAGTTCCCCACTTATTCCAGTAGACGCAAAAGACCACAGAACACAAGTGAGAATGAAAGAGTCGATTTTTGAATTTGGAGAACTTCGCGGTTCAGTAAACTGCGCAGTTCTTGGGAGAACTAAAACAACGGATATTGGTGTATTTGGTTCGGGAACAATATCTTCGTCATTTTCAAATTCTGGTGTAGGAGATGACTATGCCTCTGATGAGCTAGCTTCCGATACCGGCGATATGCCTAAGACTTTTTCAAGTTCTTCAAGAAAAAAGACAATACGGCCAAAGAAGAGATTTTATGCTTTTAAATATCGTGTATCAAGTAATGGAGTAAACAATTATTGGAGGTTGTTGAGTATTCAATCTCATGGGGCTTATGTATTTCAGAAGTCCCCCGGGGTCTGGAAAAAAGACTAGAAGAGTGTTATACTGGGGTTAAGTTAAAAAGTTCTTCCCTCGCAAGGCGAGGTCTGAACCGCTAAGCCGTCTACGTGACGGTGGGAGCGGTTTTTTTTGTGGAAAATATGACAAAAAATCAAGGAATACCAGTACCAGATATGAAACCAACTATCTTTCTGTCAGAGAAAGATTTTCCTGAAGTGAAAAATTGGGAAGTAGGTAGTGAATATAAATTACTTGTTACTGTTAAACAAACTAGTAAGTCTATAGATCAATACGATAAAAAACAACAAGTTAGCGCACGATTTGAAATAGTAAACGTGAAAGTAGTCGATGGCAGTGATTCTTCAAAAGATTTTAACGAGTTTGAAGAAAAATACTCAAAAAAGGAGTAGTCTATGCCAGCAACAGATGCAGCTAACCATAAATTTATTGAAATGAAGCCACTTTGGGTTGGTAAAGTTGGAGCTGCTGGAGTGGCATCAGCGGGAGCTACTACCATTCCTCTAGCATCAGCAGCAGGACTTACAAATGGAAATGTTTATGTAGTTACGGCGAACCGCACAAATGCGTCTGGAACCACTAAAAATCCAGCCAGCCAGAGGGAAACCTTTATTGCTAAATTATCCGGAACTGATCTGATAAACGCTATAAGACAGGTTGAGGGTACCGCTCAAGCGTGGCCGACAGATACCGTGCTTGAAATTTTAGTAAATGCGACAACTTGGAATAAGATGATTGAGGGAATTGAGCTGGAGCATAACCAAGATGGAACGCATAAAAATACCATACTCGCTCTTCTTGCCGGTGCGCAAACCTTTACAGGTATAAAGACTTTTACCACAGGACTTCTCAAAGCTGCGGATATTATTGACACTGTTCAGGCATTAAAGGTACTCGTATTTGCCGGTGTTGCCTCAGCTGTAAATTGGGTAAAAATGACGAGCGCAGCGACTGGTAATGGTCCAATCATAGAACCCGATGGATCAGATACCAATATTCAGCTTGAGCTTAAGGGCAAAGGTAATAAAGGAGTTAGGATACAAGATATAGTTCCCAAGGTATCTGCTCTTGCAGATGGAGCAAATATTCCAACTGATGCATCATTTGGCAACTACTTTACAGTAACAATTGCGGGAAATAGAACAATAGACCCTCCTACTAATCTAGCTGATGGTCAGACAATAACGTATGAAATAAAGCAGGATGCAACAGGAAGTAGACTAATTACTTGGTCCTCTGCTGCAGGTGGTTTTTCATTCGGTTCTAGCTCGGCCCCTGTCCTTTCAACTGCACCCGGGAAGGTAGACCTGGTAGCGTTTAGATATAGCGCTACGGTTGGCAAGTTATGTTTCTTGGGAATAAAGTCAGGATATTAGTTTTATTCATATGGAACTTTGTTATTCCAATAATCAAAAGAGTTTATTTCGTAAATATGCCCATCTTGTAACGTGGTTTTCAAATACTAGAGATGGAAGAGCATATTTAGGTGATAATTTTAAAGATGAATTTGGGTTAAAATTTAACGATCACATAGGACTTTTCCTTCCAAACGGATTTATTAAGCATAACGGTGGCAAAAAAGCACAGTTAGTCGTCACTACCCGGGCTATTTATGCCCCAAAATTATATGAGATACTTCGTAAAATAGATTATTTTTCAAATATAGCTACTTTTGATGAATTACAAAAATTACTGCTCTACGAAACAGATTTAGTAAAGCCTTACTCTAAGCTCGCTCCTCGCTATGACATCAAGAAGATAATGCAAAGAGTGATGTGGGAGTCAGTAGTTATAAATCCTGATGCAAATCCTGAAACTACGAGTGTTGATGGAAATGTTGCTAGAAGCGGAGTTGATGAAACGTTTGCAACAATTAGGTCCGGAGCCGGGAACGGATCAAGCGATACAAGTGGGAGCGGGGGCGGGGTGCCGCGTATTACGGCCACAGTCACGAATAATCAATATTCATTATTAACGAGGGGAATTTTTTTGTTTGATACAAGTGCTTTGTCTCCTGATGATGAACTAGCTTCAGGTATTTTTTCTTTATATTTAGATGGTGCAGCTCAGCAATTAGGGCAATCATTGAATATTTCTTCATCTAATCCAGCCTCTAATACCGCTTTGGTAAATAACGATTATGCAGTAGGGAATTTTGGAGCTACAAAATTTGCAAGCGATATAGCAATTACTGCTGTTACTATAAATCAATATTCTGATTGGACGTTGAATGCTTCTGGGAAAAGCGCGATTGCCGTAGATGGTATTACAAAGTTTGGTTTTCGGGTCTCCGGAGATATTGACAATTCTGCGCCTACCTGGGTTTCTAGTGGAGACGATTTTGTTACTCCAATTTTTGCAGAATTTGGATCAAATAAGCCGAAGTTAACAATTAATTACTCAGCCGGAATGCTAATGGGGACTGAAGTTTAAATATGGAAGACGCAAGAAATCAACAACAAATATTGATGTTGGAAAAGCTTTTTGACGCAAAGCTTAAGCCGTTGGCGGATGATATTACAGCGGTTAAAACAACGCTTAATGGCGTAGATGGTCGCCCAGGCATTGTAGAAGAAGTAAGAGCAATAAAGCAAAAGTTTGGATATATCATGGCCGGTCTTAGTTTTGGGGTAAGTATATTGACTATGATGGTGCAGGAATTTTTAAAAGGGAGGTTTAAAGCATGAAGCCATTTATTGGAATACAAGCTGGTCATCAAAATATAGAAAGCAATTGCGCATTTGCTTTAAGGGGTGGAACGGGTGCGCCTGGGGAAAAGGATAATAATATCCGGATCCGCGATCGTCTTGGACAAATTTTAATTTCTAAAGGGTTTCAAGTTCAACTTGATGACGCTAATGCTAACTGCCAAAAGAATACCATTGGTAAGGACTTTGATTTTTATATAGCCCTTCATTGTGAAGCCAATACTCACGGTAAGGGAGGAGGGTTTTTAGCAGCTCCGGATCCGGCATTTGATAGTGTCAATATTGAATCTAAAAGGATTGTCAAAGCAATAAAAGATGAATATTTTAAAAATACAGGAATTGAAGAGCATGAGGAATGGATTACTACAGCAATGACCCAATATTATATGTGGTCATCGTTAACAGCAAAAACTCCTTGCGGAATTATAGAAATGGGCGTTGCCCAAGATGCCCACGATAAAGTAATCCTCGCCGACACAGATAGAGTTGCCAATGCAATTGCACGAGGTATTTGTAAAGCATTTAATATACCTTTTGATGCTCCACAGTCGCCACAGGAAGACCCACGAGATAGGAGAATTAAAGAGCTTGAGAAAGAGGTTGAGGATCTGAAAAAACAAATAGTAGAGTTGCAAAAGAGACCTGTCTCGTGTCCCCCCGCAGCTGATCCACGAAAAGAACAAGCCTTGATAGATATTCAACATATTATAAACAATCTTTAATTAGGAAAATTTTATGACAAGTCAAAATCTTGTATTTAAGTATTTTTTACTTAAACCAAGTTTAAAACAATTCATAAAAGAAAAAGATCAGGAGGTAGAAAGCAAGGAATCGTTACTCTGGACAGCAAGTAGTTGTATTCTATTTGCAATTTTTTTGCTATTTATAGCTGTGATAAGGGGGTGATTTTTATGATAGATAAAATAGGTGGTAGAAAATTTACTTTTGGCTTAGTCCTCGTTGTTATTTCTGCTGGCTTTGTTATGACAGGTAAATTGACGGCTGAAAATTGGACCAGCTTTGCTGTTTTGATTGGAGGAATTTATGTTGCAGGTAATTTAGGTGCGGATGCTATTGCAAAAAAGAATCCAGAGCAAACAGTATAATAGCTTTATTTACGAATACATTTACAAATATATTGTCAATTATGTTTCTTTTTTAAGAGACTTGTGTACTTAGTAAGTACTTTTTGAAATTGACGATAAATATCGAGGTTTGCATCATCCAGGAAGCGTAAATATTCGTGAGTTTTTTCAATTGGTTTGATTCTTGCATCGATTTTTTTATCAAGATCGTCAATTTTCTCATCGACTCTAACCTCAAGTGCTTTTATCTCCCTTCGGCAAACCATAAGATGGACAAACCAACTAAGTAGTAAAATGACAGAGAGGATATACAACGCAATCAGTGAGAGTTTTTGGTCAAAAAAGAAGATAATACTTATGGCTAATAAGCATATTCCTACCAGGACACCCATGATGAAATGATAGTTTTTCATGAAAAAGTCCCTACTCATATCAATACACATTTTTGCAAGAAATGCAACTTATTAAGAAAAGATTAAATTACCGTTCGATCAGTTCGATTATTGTTCTTTTCTTTTTATTTTCCATAACTGTTGTTGAGTATGAGTAATCGCATACTCTTGGGTTAATCCAATTCTCTGCATGGGTTTTTACAGCGTCTACGTTGCCCAGATAGGTCTGATCATCTTTAAATGCTGGGTCATACTTACGGAGAGATTGTGCCAGTTTTTTAGCCTGGATACGCGTATAGTAGCGAAATGTTGTTTCGATGTTAACGTGCCCGTGGTATTCTGCGACCTCTTGAATTGGCATACCGGCTGTTAATTTATTATTGATTGAGGAATCGCGAAATGTATGTGGTGTTACACGAAAGGGAATTTTGCATAATTCGCCTCTTAATACTAAATCTTCTCGAAACCGCCACAGATCTACACTGAAGATTTTTTCATTATCTCTAGGAAGCTTACTAATCATTTTAAGAAGCCATTTGGGAATAGCGCAAAATCTCTCTTTTTTTGTTTTGGTTATTTCTTTCCGGAAATGTATCATAGGTATATCATCGTAAATAATATCTCGCCACTCAAGCTTTAACGTTTCATCAATTCTTGATCCTACATGACCTAAGAAATATATTAGCGCTTTATTTTTGTATTTTTTATTTTTATAGCGAAAATATTTAATTCTTGTCTCAGCAAGTCTTGCGATTTGGGCATGAGTGAGATAATTTGTAGGTTGGACCGGATCATCTTCAAAATATGTGTAGTCTTTGAATTGGTCGTATAATTCATTAATTTGGTATTTGTTGCTGACGTATTTTGCAAGGTGTTTTACAAACTTAATGCAATTGTTCAGCGTTGGATTTTTATCTCCGTTAATTTTTTCTCTGTCTTCCAAAAAAAGAGTAAAATTACTCCTCGTAAAATCTTTTTCTTGAAACCACAATTGAAGCTGTCTAAATTTTCCTCGGTGTGATGGCAGAGATCCTTTAGACTGCTTACAATCTTTGGACAGGAATGGTTCTAATTCTTCCCAAGTAATATTGTCGATCCCCATATTGGTAACTCATGGTTATTGGGCAGAGGATCCTCTTGGAAAACGTGCGAGCAGGGGCAGGAAAAAGCTCTACAATAAATGGATCATACCACGAAAATATTAAATAATCATTAATTCATGAGATTATAAAAAAGGTCTTGACAGGGGGTCAGTGATGTGGTAAAAATTGATTACCTCTACATTTTTAGCCTCGGTTATGCCTTTAGACGATGGGGCCTAATTGCGTAACAAGGCAAAACTTGTAGACACAAGTCAAGCCATGAGCAATTATACTACATCGGGTGCTAAAATTGAAGTTTTGTTGAAGGAA